TAGGAATTATTTTAGAAGCACCTAAAATTGTTTCCACAACTTTGAAATGGGTAGATAAGCAAAATAATTTATATGAGCGGCGTCAATTTAGTTTAAAGCCTTGGAGTCAAGGAAATTACAATAAACTGATTTTTGTGCCCACATATGGGCAATCTTTGAGCGTAGGTACTAGTTCTGGTGCTCTTTATACTACTAGCCCTATAGCAGTCAGTAGAGCTTTAATGTTTAATGGTGGCACTAGACCATTAACAGGCCCTACTTGGGATCATTACGGTTCTAACGGTGCAGATGATTTGCGTTCTGTAACTGATGATAGCCTTTTGTCTTTAGTAGATTTAAAAGAAAGTTTAGTTGGTTCTACTGGCGAAACTCAGCTTTCTGGTATTGCTTATTGGCTTAATAAAGTAGGAGTAACAGAAACTACTAGTGCGTTTCTGTTTGAAACGTTTGGTATAGGTGGGTGCTGGATAGATTTGCTTAAGAAAGGTACTAAACCTTATGCTAATCTTATTCGTTCTATTGAAAGAGCCAAAGCTATAGCTGATTATCTTGGTGTAGCTTTAGAAATTCCTTGTGTAGTATTCGATCAAGGCGAAAGTGATTATTCTAACGGTTACAGCGGATTTAAAACTGCTTTGTTAGCACTTCAAGCTAATCTTTCTTCTGATATAAATGTAATAATGGGTGATGCTATTTTGCGCCCACTTCTTTGTTGGCAACCTTCAAGTTGGACGGCAGCACCTTTTAACTTGACAACTGTAAATTCTACTAGAGCTATTATTGATGCTGCAATTTCTAATCCTACTCAAATAAAATTAATCGGTCCTCAATATTTTGATAGTTATTTTGCTGCTGATGGTATTCATAAGTCTTCTAGAGGTTATAGACGTTATGGAGAATATGCAGGTAGGGCTGTAGCTAAATTAAGAGCTAGTTTAGCTACAGGTGCTCTATATGCTACTACAGCAACTGTTATTGGTGTTAATTTAACAGTTAACTTTTCTGCTAACTGTCAAATTGATACTAATGTTGTAAGCGATCCGGGACAATATGGTATTAGGTTGGTTAATACTTCAACCAATGCCGTTATAGCTTTATCTTCAATTTCAATATCCGGTTCTACTTTAACTGCAACAGCGGCATCTGCTCCAACTGGAAGTAATTGGGTTATAGGTATAGGAGATATAGGCGTTGCTGGAAATGCGGCAGGGCCTACAACCGGCCCTCGCGTTTGTATTAGAGATAATTCTAGCGATATAAATGCGGATGGTTCCGCTATGTATAATTGGGCGTGCCATCAACAGATAAGCCCTGTTATTTCCTAAAGGAGTTAAAACAATGGTTCTTCAAACAGGCAGCGCTATTTTTGTTCCCGGTGTAACGGGAAATACTAATTATCCAGGTATTGATATGGATAGCGTAGATAAAGCCGCTATTATTACACCGGGTCTGATCGCATTTGCGCGCGCTAAAAAACTAGCATCTACTCCGAATAGTAGCTTTAATGATCGTACTGGCAATCCAGTTACCGTAGCCGGAACTACAAAAACTTACAGCGCCTCTCTAGCTGCACTTAATTCTAAGCCAGCTATTACATTAGATGGAGCTAGCGGCGCCGGTCCTTATCGTTATAATTTTGACTTACCTACTAGCTTTACTTTCATGGCAGTTGTTAATTTTGGCGCACTTAAAAATGGCGATAATATTTTAAATACAGTTGCAAATAATTTTCAGCTTGCAGCAAATGCAGGGGGACAACTTACGGTTGATGCTGATGGAGGTGGAACGGGTGATACGTTACATTCTACCGCTTCAGGTGTAATTGCTGCCAATACAAGTTATATTCTAGGAGTAAGTCACGATGCTTCTAACAAACGCAATCGTATATTTCTTGGTAGCGCTTTGCCTATTTTGACTGTTGATAGCCCGGTTGCTTTTGCCGGAGGATCAAACCCAATTTTGTTTGCAAGTTCTTTGGGAGTAAATAACTTCAATTTCTTAGGAAGTTGGGCAATGTGGGCTATTTTTGATAAAGCTTACGGCATAGGCGGTACTAGCGATGCGGTTTTTGCTGATTTTATTGCAAAATGCAAATCTCACTATGCCGTATAATAACAAAGAGTATTGACAGATACAAAGCTCTCTGCAATTCCAAAGGGGCGGCGATTGTGCCGCCCTTTTCATTTAGGAAACCGGGCAAATGGCTACCGAAAAAGTAAATATTGATCCTAGCGCTAACGCAAGTGTTCCTAAGTTCACTGATCTTGATGACTTGGACACTGGCAAAGCTTCTGATGCTGGTACTGAGATTGAACTAGTACACCCTGTACATAAGACGCCAACTGGTATCTTTATTGGTGTACTCGGCAAGCATAGTGAAGTTTTCCGCGATCACATTCGCGAAAAGACTAACGAACGTTTGCGACTTGAAGCTTTGAATAAGAAGCGCGGTAAGGATGAAGAAACCCCTACTGCTGAAATTGTCGAGCAAAAGGCAATTGAACTGTTAGTGCTTTGCACAACTCATTGGCGTAGCGAAACCCGTACTGAAAAGGGTGAAGTTATCAGCAACGAGCCTGTAATTGTATTCAGGGGTGAGCCGCTACCTTTTAATGTTCCCAACGCCAAAATGCTTTACGCTCGCATGATTTGGATGCGTGAACAAGTTGACGAAGCAATTGGCGACCTTGAGCGTTTTATGAAGGCTTAGCTTCTGATATGGCGAACTTCGCTAAAACGGAGTTCGCCTTAGAAGTTAAGCAGAAAGACGGCTACTCACTAAGAGAACACTTGCTAAACGCTTGGAAAATATCAGGCGAAATGCCAAGCGAATTGCGAGAAGCACCGCCATTACCAGAGCTAAGCGGTTATCTGTGGGCTTATTATATTGAGCTTCATAATAGACGCGCTAACTATGGTTATGGTCATGTTCCTCTTACTCATATGGAAATAGAGGCGTGGAAGCGTAATACAGAGCGAAAGCTTGACCCTTGGGAGCTAAAGACGATAATAGGAATAGATGACGTCTATATGGCCAGTCTATCCCGTAAAAAGCCTGAAGGGTCTTGAATGTCTACTGATATTGCTACTCTTGGCATTCGGATTGACAGTACACCTGTTAAGGAAGCTGGCAATGAACTTGATAACTTAGCAGATAAGGGCGGTAAGGCAGAAAAGGCTACCGATAGCTTAAACGATGCTTTTGGTAATCTTAAAACTACTCTTGCCGCCCTTGGTCTAGGTGCTTTAGCTAAAGAAGCTATTGACTTAGCTGATACATATTCAAATATTCAAGGTAAGCTTAAGCTTGTTACTAATGGTAGTAACGAGCTTGCTTTTGTAACTGATAAGTTGTTTGAAAGCGCGCAACGTTCGCGCGTAGGGTTTGAAGCTACGGCTGATCTATACTCTAGCCTTGCTCGCTCTACTAAGTCTTTGGGTACGTCTCAAAGCGATTTGTTGTCTGTTACAGAGACTATTAACAAAGCTCTTATTGTGTCTGGTGCTTCTGCCGCTACGGCTGAAGGCGCTCTTACTCAGCTTGGACAAGGCTTTGCTAGCGGTACTTTACGCGGCGATGAGCTTAATGCGGTGCTTGAGGGTACGCCTAGGCTTGCTCAAGCAATCGCTGATGGTATGGGCGTTACGGTTGGCCAACTTCGCGCCTTAGGTGCTGAAGGTAAGATTACTGGCGAAACTGTCTTTAACGCACTTAAGAGCCAAAAAGACGCCATTGAAAAAGAATTTGCTCAAATGCCCACAACGGTTGCACAATCGTTTGTGATGCTTGAGAACGAAATTCTTAAGTTTGTTGGTGAGGCGAATACTTCAACCGGAGCGACGGCGGCTATTAGTGCTGCTATCGGTTTGCTTGCAAACAATCTAGACACTGTAGCTAGCGCTATTGGCGTTCTAGCTGTAGTCCTTACAAGCAGATATGTTGTAGCTCTAGTGGCGACAACTGTAAGCAGCGTGACCGCGACAACCGCAACCCTTGGCCTTGCTAGTGCTGCTGAAGTAGCAGGCTTTGCTACGGCTGCTATGGGATCAAAGATGCTCGGTTTCTTTGGCGGTCCTATTGGTCTGGCTGTTACCGCACTTGCTCTAGGCATTGGCTATTTTGCGGTTAAGTCGCAAGAGGCTGGCGCAATCGTCGATAATGTCAATAGAAGTTATGAGGAAATGCGTAAGCGGCTTGAGGCTGCTAAGGAAGCGTCCGACCTAGCGGCTAGCGGCTCTGTAAATGTGGGCGCAACAGCTAAGGCTGCTATTCCCGGCATTGATGGCCTTAATGGCTCTGTGCGCGCTCTTGTGGTGCAGTATTACAATCTTGCTGACTCGGCTAAGAAAGCTCGCATTGAAATGGCGGCTACAGCTTTGCAGAAGGCAAAGGAAGGTCTTACCGCTGTAAGTGCTTTGACGCCTCAGGGTCAAAACAGGGCGGCTGCTAATAACCGTGCTGCTATTGGACGTGGCGATTTACTAGCTTTAGACTTCACGCCAGTTACCGCTAACCTTCGCAATATGCTTTCTAATGGTCGCACTAATCAGGAAGCTATACAGGCTCAAAAGCGTGCTACTGAAGTTGTAGCACAAGCTCAAAAGGACTTGGTTGAAGCGGCTAAAAGCACTAATTCGGCTGTTGTTAGCGGCACTCGCGTTAATGATGCTGCTATTAAAAAGATGGAAAGTCAGATTGCTTCTTTGAAGCAAGTTAGGCAGTCTGCTACCGGCGCTGAAGCTAAGAATATTGACAAGCGTATTACTGCTGATAGTCGTAAGCTTGGATTGCTTAAGGCTGGCAATGATCCTGATGCCGTTAATGTTGCGGTTGGTTCTGGCGGCGGTAGGTCTGGTGGCGGTGGTAAATCTCAAGCTCAGCAAGCTTATGAACAAGCAACTAAAGCTTCTGAAAGCTATATTGAGTCTTTGAAGAAAGAAGACGGCCAACTTGGCTTAAACGCTATTGATCAGAAGTTGTATGAAGCTAGTATTGCAGCTTCTAAGGCTCCTACGGCGGCTCTTAAGACTGAGATTTTAGCAACTGCTAATGCTTGGGCTGTTCACGCTAGAGAAGTCGAGCGTAACGAAGCGGCTCAAAAGGATTGGAAGCAAGCTGCTGATAAGTTCTTTGCTGCTAATGATCGCCAGATGAAAGCAGCTAAAGATTATAGTGACCAATTAGCTTTTGAAACTTCTTTGCAGAGCATGAACGCTCAAGAGCGGGCTATTGCTACTGCTAAGCGTGATATGGAAACTAAAGGCATTGTTGCCGGTACTATTGCTTATATGGAATATGGCAAGAGTATTGAAGCTGCTGTTTCTGCTAAGGGTGCTTTGGCTCTAGGCGCTGAAAACGCTAAAGAGCTAGCTACCCACATGAGCGCGGTAAATGATAACACTAAGGCGGCTGCTGCTACTTTCGGTGATTTGTTCGGTACGGCTGGTAGTGGCTTTGCTCAATTGCTTACTACTGTCACTGAATATGCCGACCAATCGGCGCAAGCTGAAAGCCGCTTGGCTGATGTTCGCGCGCGTAATGGCGAAGGCTCTGTTGAATTGCTTAGGGCTGAAGCTGAAGAACGTGAAGCAGCTAGCAGGCGAGAACTTGACACCTACGGTAGCGTTATCGGTGGTGTTAAGAATATGTTTAATCAGAAGTCTAAAGCTTACAAGGTGATGGAAGCTGTAGAAAAAGCTTAC